GTATTTATTAAATAATTTATTATTTAATTCTTTGTCTGGTGTATGATTATGAACTTTTCTTACTATCATTTTATATAATTTAAAATCTGGATATCTTTCTTCGTCATTATTTTTATATAAAATATTTCTATTATCATCATCTACACACCAATCAGTTATAATTTTATGAATTGGTCTAAATTTACTATTATGTGTTTCATATTCATCGATAATAAAATCATAAATAGAACATCCTAATCTACATAAATCAAAACTCATATTTGGCTCTAATATAGGTTTTTTATCATTATAATAAGGTTTAAAATTATATTGTGTTGCGGCATCTCCATCCTTATGAAAACTATCGCTACAGATAATTTCATTTTTATAATTGTAGATAGCTCGCCCAAAATCGATTATTTTGAAAATTTTTCCAAATGTAGGTATTTTATAATGTTTATCGTTATATTTGTAATATAAATATTTTTTGTCAGTATTAATATACATAATATTATTTGTATGAAGATCATTATGTGTAAAATTAAATAATTTTTGATATGTGATTAACATCATTAATATTTGAATAATAATACATGTTAGCTCATCATCATTTAATTTATCATTTGATAAAAGATAATCAAATGTATTTTCACAACATTCTAATGATATTATTTGAATAGGAAATTTTTCAACTGATAACATTATTACATCAGATTCCGAATCAAAAGAACTATCAGTATTATCCGAATAAATACTATTATCTTCATTAGAACATTTTTCATCATTATTGGTTTTAGAAGACCGAGATGATATATCAGAATTTGATTCTGTTTTACTTTTACGTATATTAATACTTTTATTTTCATATAAAAGATTAAAAGTTTCATCATCTTTGGTTTCATTTTCTTTGGTTTCGTTTTCTTTGGTTTCATCATCTTTGGTTTCATTTTCTTTGGTTTCATCTTCTTTGGTTTCATCCTTATTTTCATTTAAAAATAGTTGGTTATCTAAATTTTCTATGTTCTCTATATCTTCTAAATTCAGTATATTTGCATCTTCGATATTATTTCCAACTATAATTGGTTTTTTATTTGTTCTTGATTGATCATTAAATAATTCTTCGTGATCTTTATTAATAAATTGATATAAATGTTTATTTTTATGAAAATAATCACTATCATTTAACATATCTATATCATCTCCTATATCAATATGGTATTTATTTTTTATACCTAGATATGATCCATAAAAATCTAATCCATGAATAAAATCTTTATGATTTAATAATTGACTAGTTAAATATGTAAAAAAACTATCTACATATGCTGAGTTATTTGTGTCCATAATTTTTTCATAACAATCATTATTTTCCAATTTAGGTAATGCAAAAATTTTGTTATCACTAATATCATATTTTCCAGCTAAATATTTATATGGATCTAGTAATGGTGAAAATTTAAAAAATATTTTTTTATCGATATCATTTTCTTGAGTAGTAATTAAACCCTGATATTTATTTTCATTAATCTTATTTGTCACACTTTTTAAATTATTATTATTATTTAAATTTATATTATTATAATTGTTGTTTGATAATTTAAAAAAATTATTGTAAAGAGGTATATAATTTTGACAGGACTCCATGTTTAGTAATTCTGGATTTTGAAAATTCTCAAATAATTGAGAATTATTTATTTTTTTATATGAAATTTCCATTTAGCTAAATAAAATAATTTATTTAATTAATTTTAACTTATTTCGCGTAAATAAGTATATATTTATTTTCTTAAAGGTAAATAAATGACCTTACAATTAAAAAAATTTGATATGAAAAATATAAGTTTTAGACCAGATGAAAATAAAGGCCCAGTTGTTGTTTTAATTGGTCGTCGTGATACGGGTAAATCTTTTTTAGTAAGAGATCTTTTATATTATCATCAAGATATTCCAATTGGTACTGTAATTTCAGGAACAGAGGCAGGCAATGGATTTTATAGTTCTCACGTTCCTAAATTATTTATACATGATGAATATAATATAGTTATAATTGAAAATATTTTAAAGCGTCAAAAAACTGTTTTAAAACAAATTAAAAAGGATATGGAAATTTATAAAAAATCTAATATTGACCCTCGTGCATTTGTAATATTAGATGATTGTCTTTTTGATGATAGATGGACACGGGATAAAATGATGCGTTTATTATTTATGAATGGGCGTCATTGGAAAATTATGCTGATTATTACTATGCAATATCCTTTAGGTATTCCCCCGACATTGAGAACTAATATTGATTATGTTTTTATATTACGTGAACCATATATTGCAAATAGAAAACGAATATATGAAAATTATGCAGGTATGTTTCCTACATTTGAATCATTTTGTCAAGTAATGGACCAATGTACCGAAAATTATGAGTGTTTAGTAGTTAATAATAATGTTAAATCAAATAAATTACACGAGCAAATTTTTTGGTATAAAGCAGAATCTCATAAAGATTTTAAATTAGGTTCTAAAGAATTTTGGGAAATATCAAAAAATATTCATTCTGATGATGAGGATGAAGTTTATGACCCAAATAAAGGGGTTAGACGTCAAGGACAAAAGATAAATGTTCGCAAAAATAAATGGTAATTTATTACCATTCGCATAACATACATTTGGTTTTAAAATTATTAATTATTAATTTACATCTTAAGTATAATCGATTTTTATGTTGTTTTGCATTAAATAAACTATCTTTTTTTAAACACATCAGCTGTTCCATTTTATTAAGATTATTATATAGTTTTAATAATTTAACATTTTCTTCTATATCAAATTCTTCTGCTGTAATTTCTTTGTATATAATATTATTTTTTTCTATTATTTCTAATAATTCTTTACCATTTTTTCTATATAACATTAATTTAGTTATCGTATTAATAATGTTATTGTTAATTTTTTCTACAATAAAATTATTATTATTATAAATTTTATTTTTAATTAAATATAATTTATACAAGGAATGTTTTTTAAAATTTTCTTCATGAAACATCAATAAGGTCTCATTAAAAATTTTTTTTTTATTATCTACTAATTCGTGGGAATCCAAATAACTTTTACGATTCATGCAACTATACTATTTTAACGATACTATATTTTTATAATCCTATATTTTCAATTTTAAAACATACCCTTTCCAGTTACTAGTTCGGATGCAATAATATGACCACAAGTTAACATTGCAAGACGACCATGACTTAGTTCATTATTATAAAGTGTTTTTGATACTTTTTTTGCATCATATGCAAATAGATTTCCCGGCTGATAATCATCTTTTAATGTAAATGGTTTTCCACCACTTACAAATGGATTTTCCCATCCGGTTGACATTCTTACACATTCATAAAGGAAAATACTTGCCCAAAACGGCGACTGCATCATCGATTCAAAGTTCGAAAGATAATTAATAGATAGTGTTCCCGGATTATTTGCCTCAATAAATGGAAGCGCAACCGCGCCAAGCATTGCAATTCGTCCATGCTGAAGCTCCGCCTCACGCCAATACCGTACTCTTGTTTCTTTAAAATTTGTTTCGGTATTTAGTTTAAGAGGATCAAAATAATTAAGTGGAGCAATATCCCCTTCATATTTAAAAGAATTTACAGTTGGCTTAACCGATGGAATAAAGGCATATGGTAGAATAGCAGTTGCAATAGCAGCACTCATAATATAATATGTATTATATGATTATTTTTAAGCACTTTTAAGATATTATATTACTCAATATCTATATTGAAAAACCATTTTCCAAAAAAAAACTTTTCGTAGTTATTAGCTCCATTATTTATTAAATTATTATAATTATCTTCTCTATCCCAACCATTGCTTCCGCCATCCGGTCTATAAAATAAAAGATGATTATTTAAATCACACGAAATCATTTCTATATGACCCATACCCATATATCGATATCCTATATCAAAAACATCTTTACAATCTTTTTTAGACAACTCATTATATCTTTCAGTACATTCTTTTAAACTCATTATTGTCCACCCGCCAATATATATCTCTTTTTCTGGATCTCCTAGTAATTGAAAAATTAATTTTATATTTCTGTTAAGAGATTCTGGTATATTATATCTTTCAATATTATTTGTATTTTCTATAAAATCAACTTGATTAATATCACGGCTAAAAAACGGTAAATTTGTAGAACTATGATTTGCAGATGAAATTTTACATTTATTTAAAACTTTAATTATTTTTTTAATTTGTTCAGTTTTAATAGCAATACTTTTATTTTGTATTCGATTTGCTTTTTCCATAAATTAATATTTAAGTAATATTGATATATTTAAGTAATATTGATATATTAATATAATCTATATGATTTTAGGCGTAATAAAACTATAATTATCTTTGAATAAAAAATTATATATTGATATATATAATATGAACGGTAAATTAACACGAAGCGAACAAGAATATTTTCTCGCGAGGAAAAATATTGAGATGTTTACGATTTTGAATGACGGCCTCAATAAAAAGTTTATAGAGTTGGAGGCGGTGGCCAAGAAGGCGGACGATGACGAGTCGAAGGCCGCCGCCGCCGCCGACGCCGACGCCATCGAGGCATATATGAATTCGAAAAGCTACAATGGGCGAATGCGCCGCGTGACTGCCGAGGAGTACAAGTGGCGCGACACAATCGACGCGGCGAAGGTGCCGATGCTCGACGCGGCTGCGAGGGCGGCGGTGCGTGTATGGGATGAGATGAAGCCGACGCAGAGTACCCAATTAAATGATGCGTTGCGGGCGGCCGAACTCGCTGCGAAGGAAAAGGCTCGCGCTGCCGAGGAGGTCGACGAGCTGAGGGCGGCTAGGGAGGCGGCGTCGGAGGAGGGGTGGGGGGAGGAGTCTTCTTTCTTTGGCGGAAATCGCAAAAAGAGTAAAAGAGGTTCTAAAAAACGAACAAATAATACAATTAAAGAAATTAAATATTTAGCTAATAAAGTTAAAAAAATGAAAAATACAAAAAAATTTAAAAAATTAAAAAAACAATCCAAAAAACATAGAAAACAATCCAAAAAACATAGAAAACAATCCAAAAAACATAGAAAACAATCCAAAAAACATAGAAAACAATCCAAAAAACTAATAAATGGAGGAGGCATCGGGGGTTTCGTCACCGCCGACTCTCGTCTTCAACTGCAAAGCCGGGAAGACGAGATGCGGCGCTACAGGGCCCTGTCGGAACGTGACAAGAAGAATGAGTTTTATTATGCCATCAGGTTTCTCACATCCCCTACAACCGATCAGCCAAGCGTCGTAGCTGGCAATGCTGAAGCAGCAATCCGAAATGCTTTTGCTGTGAAACTTAATGTGGATCTTGCTGCCGCCGTGAAAGAGTTGAAGGAGTATCGGAAGAATAACAGGGTGCCCTGGTCAAACGAGGCAAGTGCCATAGCGGCATTGCTGGGCTTGTCGGTCTTATCGCCAGCAGTCCAGTTGTTATTAAGTCGTAATACGAGGACGACCTAATCTATAAGATATAGAACAAGATCAAATAAAAAAAAAATAACTTTTTTATAATTATTACATATAATTTTTAATATATTTTTAATATATAATATGTTTTTTAATGTGATAAAGCTGTCTATAATTTTTATACTTGTGGATTTTCTGTATTTATATTTAATGAGCAATAAATTTAAAAAAATGATAAAATTAATTCAAGGTAGCGACTTAACAATGAGTTTAATTCCAACATTTTTTTGTTATCTCTTTTTAATATTCTTGTTATACTATTTTATTGTTAATAAAAAGGCATCTATAATTGATGCATTTTTATTAGGGCTTGGAGTATATGGTGTTTATGAAACAACTAATTTAGCAATATTTAAAAAATGGGATCCTTTAATTGGAACAGTTGACACTATTTGGGGTGGTATTCTTTTCTCTCTAACTTATTATATATATTTGCAAATTTCTTCTTAAAATTATCTTTGTCGCACGCTATATGCAGAAACTAAAAAGAAAAATAATGATATTATAAATATTCGTATATCAAAAGATTTTATATAATTTGCTACAAAATAAAATGTTAAAGCCCAAGCAATAACATATGAGGTATCACCAAATAAAGCATATAAACCATATTCTTTAATATAGTTTTGAAAATAATTAATCCAATAAGTTTTATACTGTTTAGGCCAATTAGTTATTATTAAACTAAATAATAAATCACCTACTAATTGAACCCCAATAAATACTAACATAAAGATTAAAAAGTTTTTATTAACAATTTTTTTATTAGTAAGATATTTAAATATTCTTAAAGCAATTATAATACCAAATGATAGTACATATAATGAATCTTGTAAAATAACATTCCAAATATTTATGTCTTTGCCTGAATACCAATTAGTAATTATATCATTTTTTGATGATATAGATAAGTAAAATAGTGCCATAGGTATCTCAAATAGAGCAAATGCTGTTACCCAATTTAATAAATTATTACTATTAAATTCGTATATTGACATATATAAATTATTAATATAATAATAATAATAAATATAATAATAAATATTATTATTATTATATTTATTATTTATATATGACGTTAAAAAATATGCCCAAGTTAAAAGAGGTAACTTATAAGAATAAAAAACATAGATATCAAATAAAAGATTCTGCAAAAAAAAGAAGAAAAGCAATTAATGAAGGTATTAAAAGTGAAAAGAATAAAACTAAAAAAAATATGAAGGATGCTGCGGCAGCTAAAAAAGCAAGATTTAATGTTTTAAGAATTTATCGTAGATATAAAAGTCCAAAAGAATGCGAAATATTAACAAAGGATATGAAATATATGGATAAAAAATATAATTTAGGCACTACTAAAAATATTTGTAAAAAAACTAAAAAAATGAAAGGCAGTGGGTGACTCTTTTAATAAAATAATTTTAAGTTTTTAAGTTTTTTAAACTCTAAATGACAATCTAGAGAGAAATCATATTCTTTAGATTTGAGAAACGAGTTAAATAATATTAATATATTATAATGAAAACTAAAAAATCTAAAAAGACAAAAAAAAATAAAAAACATGCAGTAGCAATATTATATCCTGACAAACATTATTCAAAGAAAAATCGCGTTGAAGGGACTGTGCGTTTTACTCAAAAAAATAAAAAACTCTATATTAAATACAAAATAAAACATTTACCAAAAGGTTATCATGGATTTCATATCCATAAATATGGTGATTTAACAGAAGGATGCAAAACTGCCGGACCCCATTTTACAACATATAAAAAAAATATACATGGTGGTCCAAATTATAAAATAAAACATAATGGCGATTTGGGAAATATTTACAATAAATACTCAAATATAGTAGGAAAAAAAATAATATCTGCTAATGTTTTAAATTTAGATAAATCAAATAAAAATTGTATAATTGGGAGAAGTATAATAGTACATAAAGATAGAGATGATTTAGGAAAAGGAAAAAATCCCGAATCACTTAAAACCGGTAATGCTGGCGCTAGATTAGCATGCGGTGTTATTGGAATTGCAAAATAAATATATTATAATAAATAACTTATAGTTAAAATTTATTATAAATTAATGGGAAAAGAAGAAAATAAATTACATTATGAATGTAGTAAAATGTTAAAACGACCAAGTAAAGTTAAATTAGTTGAAGATGTTTTGTTTGAAATGAATAATTTAAAAAAAAAACACAAACAGCTTAAAGATGAAGAGTTTAAAGATGATGAATTTAAAGAAGAACCATTTGATGACGATGAATTTAAAGAGCCGGATTTCGAATTATCGCACTTTAAATATCCAGATCCTGAAATAAATTTTTTAGAAATGCTATTAAAAATATGTGGCTGTAATAAAAATGTATAATAATAAAAATAATAATTAAAAAAATATTATAATACTAATTATATGTGGTATAATTATTTTTTATTTGGATTAGTAGTAAATACAATTAATATTCCATTTGATAATGGCGCTAATAAATTAGGATCAAAAAATACACCAAAAATATTAGAATCTTATTTTAATTTTTTAAATATTGATAAAAAAATTAATATTAATACAAATAATTTTATTTTTAATGTTTTGCAAGATGGATATAATGAAGTTTTTCATACAATGCGTGAAGGAAGGTTTCCATTAACTATTGGTGGTGATCATACCGTAGCAATTTCAAGTATTTTTGCCATAAATGAATTTTGTAATTTATGTAATAAAACATTAGGTATTTTATGGGTTGATGCTCATGCCGATTTTAATACGATGGAAACATCTCCTTCTAAAAATTTACACGGAATGCCAATTTCTGTTTTATGCGGTCATACTCTTCCGGCACTTAAACTTAGTGATATATTAGATCCAAATCAATTTGCGTACTATGGAGTAAGAGATATTGATTCATTAGAATTTTTCAGGGTACAAGAATATAACATGTGTATTTTAGAAAATGCAAATGATATTACTGATTGGATTGATAATTTTGATTATATTCATGTAAGTTTTGATATAGATAGTCTTGACCCATCTATAACAAATTGTGTTAATACTCCCGTTCAAAATGGCAAAACAGATGAAGAAATTAAAAATGTTTTTAAACTAATTAAAAAATCTGATAAATTATGTGGATTAGATGTAGTTGAATATAATGCAGCAAATGATAGTAATCATACAATAATAGTTGATATAATTAAATCATTATTTTAATTAGTAAGTAAATATATAAAATATAGTAAGTATAAATATAGTAAGTAAATATATAAAAATTAATTAATTAAATGAAATATATTCAAAAATACCATTATCACAGTCCAATAAATAACTTTTATTAGATATTAAATCTTTTATTATAAATTCACAAGTTCTTATTATAAGATATAAAAAAATATTATTTTTATTAATGTCTATTTTTTCGTTAATATTTATATTATTTATATTAATTAATGTATTAACATCTGTAAAACATGAAATACCATTATGGCTAATATAGCATTCTTTTATTTTCATATTTAACTATACTAAAACAATATAATATTTTAACATAATTTTAAAACATTTGCAAATTAATTTAAAAATATAAATTTATATAAATTTATATAAATCGATGTATAGAATCATTCCATTAAGAGTGTTAAGAAGAACAACTGGTGTATTATTTGATGAAATGGTGCCTTCTGATATTCCAAAAATTAGCGGAATTGACAGAGTTATTCATGGTCCTAACTCAATTTCGCCAGGTTCTGTTGAAGATTCGCCTATACCAGTAAAAAGACCTTGGTATATGCATCCAGGACAAGATGATAATTTATTAGTTCTTCAAGGTACTAGATATATTGATATCTTTGACCCCAAAACAATTTCAAAAGCCTCATTTATTATTACACCTGAAAAGGTATATAAAAATGATAAATTATATTATGATGGGCCGGCAATGGTTGTATGGCCGGCAGGTATTTTTCATCGCATAATTACCGGGGTTGAGGGTAGTATTAGTGTTAATTTTGCAACTAGAAATGCAAATTTTGATTTAAAAGATAATTTTAACATATATCAATTATGCACCAATACAGGAGATTATAATATTATTAAAGAAGGTCATGAAGATCAACCAGATCTTAGTTACAAATATCCAAATGAAGACATTAAATCTTTATTTAAACAAGAATAATTAATATTATTATATTTTACACCCTTGAAGATTTAATTCCGCACCTTTCGGTGAAAAAATAAAAGCTAAAAGGTTTATCCTTTTCTGGATTGTGTAAATTTTGGGTTTACTGGTTCGTCTAAACCAGTTGAAGTAGTTTTGCTTCTTGATAAATAACTCGGTCTTTCCTTGTTATGTATCGCATTTGAAGCAATTTTATAAATATTTGTCGCTCCGTTAGTATCTCTGTTCCAATAACCGCATCCGTTTTTACAACAAATCAGTCCATGAACCATAATACTTCCGTTTCTAAATGGTTTGGGGTTTTCCCTTACCATCATCTTACTACAAATACCTATTTCGCATTTAGAACATCTACAACTTGTTCTAAACTCATCAACCAAATAAGTTTGAAACCCTGATTTTCTAAACAATGTTCTCATTCCTTTACCTTTGGTTGGTTCTTTGAATTTCATATGGTTTTTTTGCTCATAATCTCCAAAACAAACAATCACTTCATTTTCATTACCAAAAATCTTTTTAAAGCGGTTCATCATTTTCTGTTCGCTTTTTTGGGTATTCCTATAACTTTGCAATCTTAATTTTCTAAAAATGTATTTTTCATAAAATGAAAACAATAACCCATTTATTTCACTCTTCTTTTGTATATATTCTTTGAATTTTGTTAGGTTAAGTGATTTCTTATTTAGTTTAGATAATTCAGTTTCCAATTCTATAATTGTTCTATTCCCTTCTATTTTTTCTTGTTTCAATTCTAATTGTATTTTTGAATACTTCTTTTTCTTGGTTTCTTTTCTTCGTTGGTCTTGTGAATATCTAAATGTATTTGCTTCTTTATTATCATTATCAACGCAATAAATCAAATCACACAAACCAGGGTCTATTGCAACTAATTTTTTATTTTGTAATTGTGTATAATCGGTTAGTTCATCAATATAGGTTTCTTGGTTTAATCCTTTTTTCATCATAGGTAATCGCTTACCAATTAAACCTTTTCGCAATAATAATAAAGAGCAACTAATGCCATCTGTTTCTATCATATGATGAAATTCGTAATACTTTTTATGAAAACTCTTTATTTCTGTTCTAAAAAAGAAATCCCATATTTTATCTTCATTTCTCTTCAAATTCCCCTTTGTTAAATAATCACTTTTAATTCCTTGTTTCTTTGTCATTAATAAATGTACTAATGTTGTAGTATCCAATCTTATATGTTTTGGAATAATTTCACTTCTCGTAGGGAATACATTACTTATAGTTTGATTTTCAGTTTCTACTTGTTTCATGATAAAAATCATACATGGAAAATAATCAAATGGACTACATTGTAAATCATAATATAAATTCTTCTTGAAAGTTTTTACAGGTATAATTATTTGTTTTTGTTTATTAATCCAATTATGATAAGAAATATGAGATTTATATTTTGTTGTTTCTACATTTAATAAATCATTTTTGATTTTTCTTAATTGGTTACAAAGTTTATTTATTCGTTCATCTTTTTCCTTCTTGGTAATATGCATTTTTCTAATTTTCTTTATTAAAAATGCTTTTTTCCAAATAACATTTACATATCGTTCAACATATTCTACATAATGTAATTTAATATTATTCTCATACATCGTAAGAATATCAATTGTAAGATAATCTAAAATAGTATTCATATGCGTATAATCCAAATTATCATTTTGAATAAGCGGTTGAAAATCTGTTTTATAAAAGGATGTTAAATTGTCTTTTAGTGCTTTAATTTCTGGTTTTGGTGGTCTGCCTTGTGCTTTTTCATTACAAAGTATTTTCATACACGAATTAATCAATTCACCATTAATATCTGGTAAAGAAGAATGCTTATCATAATGGTCTAATAAAAAAAGTTTCATAAACATTAATGTTTGAATAACTATTTTGTTGCACTTAATAACTGCATTTGTAATTTTAGGTAAGTTAATGTCTGGATGTTTCAAGACACTTTTCAAAGAAAGTTTAATTCCTTTGAAATAATCGGTAGGATGTTTTTCATTTCCATCCATTATAATATTCCTAAATATTTTATATTTAAGTATTTTAACGAATAATATATAAAATTGAAACAAAATAATATAAATCTATTTAACAATAACTATAAATGAACGATATTATGATGTCACAATATATTTATTTATTAAAAGAACGAGAGTTTATAAAGACAAAAGAGCATATTTATAAAGTTGGAATGACTAAAAAAGAAAACCATGAAAGATTTAACCAATACCCAAAAGGTTCGGTTCTGTTATTTCAAATGATTTGCAATAATTGTAAAAATATGGAAAAACTTGTTCTTACAAAATTTAAAGAAACTTTCAAACAAAGAAAAGATATTGGTAATGAGTATTTTGAAGGTGAATATAAAAGCATGATTGATATAATTTATTTAACTATAAATGATGAAGAAAAAACAATAACTAATGAGGAAGATGGTGAGAAAGATGATGATGAAGATGAAGATAAAGATGAAGATGATGAGGAAGAGAAAGAAAATAAAATAAAATTTAATTTATTATGTGAAAAAATATGTAAAACATTTCCTGATTATAAAGATGACGTAAGCTTTGGAGGAAATAAAAAATATATAAAAATTAGTATAATTGATGATGAATATGTTGTATTGTATATAAACCCGAAATTAATGGATTATCTGGATCATTATTATGAAACTGAATGTGAAATAATGCTTGGTAATTATATTTTTAATCATTATGAAATATCTAAATATGTTGCTGACGATTTACAATATTTTAATCATTTAATTAGTACAAAATTAGTAAGTCTTGATAAAATATATGATATTTTATCAACCGATTTTATAACTAAAATCAATAAAACTAAATTCGATATAAAAATTGAAAATTATGATGATTTAGAAATCCATCTAACAAATAATAATGTTTATAGTAAAATAGGAGAAAAAATTTGGCAATTATTTCACTGCAACACTATCATTAATAATTGTTTATATTCTACTATGGCAGCAAAAGACAAAACATATAATATCTTTAAAAAAATTAAAAAAATTAAAAATATTAAAAATCTGTTTGATAATTTTACAATAGATGTAGGATTGTACGATTATAAACCAATACAATTGTATAAAATAAATTCAAAATATTATGATTACGAAACATGCTTACGAAAATATATACCTTATGTCATTCAGTGGGATATTAACAATAACTATTATATTGTTAATCGTGATTATGAATATATTGGATTAAATTGTCATTCTATTGATTATTCGAGAGGGGGACTAAGATATTTGTTTAAGGATGGAAACAAACCTTGGTCTAATATGAATAATTACATTGGAGTTTGTAATGAATATAAAAAAATAATCAAGGACAATTCATTAAAAGAATGTTTAAACACACATAATTCAACTACAAATATGTTAACATTATTTGATTAAAATAAAACTATAAATATGTGTTCTAATATATTTTCCATCTTCGGTAAATTGAAAATCCTTACTTTCTATATTATATTTGGTCTTGGTTAAATGTTTTATTATTGACAACCAAGGTCTTTTTATTTTACTTGGTTCTCCTACTGCTTTTATTCCATTAAATGAAAACCATTTTCTTATTTCTGGTATTAAATCCATTATTTGCTTTTGTATATTTTCATTATTATCTAATTCATAAAGTGTATATGTATTCTTATTTTTCAAATCTAAAATAAGAATTATTTTATCTACAATATCTTCTTGTTCTTTTTTATATAATTCACTTTTTAATCGCATCGGCATCGTTAATATACTTAAAATCATAAATTAATTTTAAGTATATTATTTATAAATTTTTAATTTTCGTTGTCTTGTTGAAGGTTTCTTTTTTAATTCATAATCATCATTCAAATTATAAGCATATTCAAAATAGTTCTTATAATTTTGTGGTTTAACTTTATCAATAGCATTATCTACATTCTTTTCTAATTGTTCGTAATTATTTACATTTCGGTTCTTTTTCATATATGTTTTTATTTGATTAAAGTATGCTTCTATTGCATCCGTTTTTGGTGTATAAGGGACGCAAAATAAATAGTCATTACCACTTTTAGTAATAGCACTTTTAATTGTTTCATTATTATGACTTTTTGCATTATCTAAAATAATTAAATGATTTTTATATTTTGGAAAAACATACTTTTCCAAAAATTCTAACAATCTTTCTGTATTCATTCCTCCCTTCTCATATAATTCTTTACCAACGCATTTTGAATTACTTATAGCAACTAATAAAGTGAATTTACGAAATACAAATTGATTGCTGGTTTTTATTATACAACGCCTACCTAAATTACATCTGCTATATGTTGGTTTCAACGCTGAACCAACGCTTGTTTCATCTAAACAAATAATTTTGTCTAATGGATATTGTTTAACTTTACTATAAAATTTATTTAATTCAGTTTGTTTTTCAATTGGTTTCTTATATCTTTCTTTTGGGAAATGTTCATGTCTTGTTCTTTTTCTTGTTTTGTTGTTATCTCTTACAATCTGTCCTAAATGTTGAGGTGTTATATCAAAATCAGGATATTTATTTTTCATATCAATTACTAATTCATTCATTGTAAGTTGTTCGTTTTGTTTCAATAATTCTAATGCAGTTTTAACTTGTTGTTTAGTTATTTTGTAAGATATTGATTTTCGGTTTCTTCTTGTAAGATTTTTAGTTGTTTTATATTTGTAAATCCAATCACGAAGTGTGCTTTTTTTACAACCAAAAATTTTACAGGTTTTATTATATCCATCGCCATTTTCATTATTCAAATAATATTTAACCGCAGAATTTTTATAATCATCTGTTTTATGTTTAGTCATTATCCTATATTAAATTAAGACAAATTATTAGGGGTGCGGATTTAAATCTTCAAGGGTGTAAATAAAAATATTAATTAATAATAAAAATAACTTTTTTTATAATTTATTACATGTAATTTTTAATATATTTACTTAGTCCTAATATTCCAAAAAGCATGATTACTAAACCAACTATTCCTAATTTACCTTTTTTATTTCTTAAACGTAAGCCGCGACATTCTTGTGTGTTCTTTGCATTAAAGGCCAAAATGAAGCAACTTGATACCACTATTATAGCCAAAACTACTAGAGCTGCCGGAGCATTAATATCCATAATTTAAGAAAATACTTCATTTGTTGTTTGTGTACATCTAACAAATGTACAACATTTTGAAAAATTTTTAATAGTAGTGGCGCCAATATATGAATGAGAACTACGTAACCCTCCTAAAATTTCTTTAATTGTTAATTCAACTGGACCTTTACATTTTAATTTAACACGTTTTCCTTCTGATGCCCTATAATCTGCTACTTTATCATAATACTTTTCTTGGGCAGATCTACTTGACATACCATAAAATACTTTATATTTTTCACCGGCGTCTTCAATAACTTCTCCACTACATTCATCATGTGCTGCTAACATCCCACCTAACATAACAAAATCGGCACCCGCACCAAATGCTTTTGCAACATCACCAGGCGATTTACATCCTCCATCTGCAATAACGTGGCCATTTAAACCATGCGCCGCATCAGCGCATTCTGATATTGCAGATAGTTGAGGATATCCAACACCTGCTACTTTTCTAGTTGTGCAAACGGCGCCAGGCCCAATTCCAATTTTAACAATATCCGCGCCCGCAAGAATTAATGCCTCTGTCATTTCTCTCGTTGCAACATTTCCGGCAATAATAATTTTATTTGGAAACTTACTTCTTAACTCTTTAATAAACTCAAGAAAACATTCTCTATATCCATTGGCAACATCAACCAGTAAAAAATTAAATTTATCATAAAATTCTTTATCTAATAAAAAATCAGGAATTTTTCCTTCTCCAATTGTTAAAATTATATTAGTAAAATCGAGCTTATATAGATCTTCTGGTTTATAAAATTTATGTAATGCGGTTAACATATTTTCTTTAGATAATACCTTAGCCATTTCAATAGTACCAACCGTATCCATATTTGCTGCAATTATTGGCACACCATGCCAAGTAAATGGAGAATATTTAAATTTAAAATCTCGTAGCAAAGATACATCACTTCTAGATTTTAATGTACTGCGCTTTGGTTTAATCATTACATCATCAAACGTAACTTTAATTTCGGTTTCAATCTTCATATTATAAACTTTCTATAATTATCTTTAAACAAATTTCCATTCATATTTTTTATCATCATTATAAATATTTTCTAAAGATTTTTTATATTCTAATAAAGTTAACATATCTTTGTTTGATATTTCAGTTTGGGTTGAACTTGAATTTGTAAGTATATTAGATTTTAACTTGTTTAATATATTCAGATTTTCATTCAGATTTTTATTTTCATTCAGATTTTGATTTTGATTTTCATTCAGATTTTCATTCAGATTTTTATTCAGATTTTTATTCAGATTTTTATTCAGATTTTCATTCAGATTTTTATTCAGATTTTTATTTTGATTTAATATTTTATAACCAATTATTCCTGTTAAATTTACTAATAAAAATAGAAAAATATATTTCATAATAAATATTTATATATTATATTTATATTTATTATGAAATATATTTAAATTGTCATATTATCTATTTTTTCAAGAATTAATTCTTGATACATGTTTTTTGCCATATTTATATATATTAAAGGAATCTTATCATTGTATTCTTTTATAGCACTCAATAACATATTGGGATTACCTTGTTCAACCGCAATATCAACCATATAAAGAAATTGATCAAAAATATTATCATTATTATCGGATGTATCCATATTAATATATTATTAATATTATAATATTATGATATTATAAATTTCAATTATTATTATTATTATTATTATTATTATTATTATATTCTTTAACTACTAATATA